GATTATAAAAAGAAGGATAACACCCCCTTCTAAATTCATGCAGAAAGTTTATATTAATGTTCCGATATGGAGTAGCCGGGCCGTTGGGATAAAAGAAAAATATCTAGAGGATGATTTAATGGTAGAGCCTCTTTAAAGGAATATCCATTTGAAACAGTTGGGGATAATTAACATTTAAAGAACCAATAAAGAGATTGATTGTTGGATATTGGAGCCTCCCGTAATTAATCTCCCTATTGTTTCTTTAAGAAGTCTGCCGAGTATAGTTATAGCTAACGCACGGCAGTTCCTTAAGGAAATAAAATAATTTAAGATACTAAATATGAAATATATAATATTTTTTATGTGGCTTTCAACGGCAATGTTTCTTAGTATAATTTTCTCGGCAATTCTAATACTAGATGAACCGATGACTGTATTTTTTGGATGGCTTTTTCTTATCGGTCTTTTGATTGTTATGATTCCTAGTGGATATTATTCAATCAGAGGTTTATCGAAAAAAGTGCATAGCCTGTGAATAACTTTATTTGCTATATTCCGAAAAATCTATATAATAAAATTATGGAAAATATACTGAAACAATTTGAACATTCAGACGCCCTAATAAGTTTGCGTTTCAGTACGCTTTCCAGCTTGTTAGGGTTTTTAAGTGTTTAAATTTATGAAAAGAGGATATGTTAGAATATGGAGAAAAATAGCAGACAATCCAATATCAAACAGACCAAGTTATATAGCATTATGGGTTTGGCTTTTATTACTAGCTAATCATAAGCCTAAAAAATTTATGTGGAATAAAGAATTTATAGTAATAAAAGAAGGTCAACTACTAACAGGGAGAAAAGAATTATCCCTTAAATCAGGCATTCCAGAGTCAACTATTGAAGATATACTAAAAATCCTAGATTCCCAACATCAAATCCAACAACAAAAAACTACCAAATTCCGCATTATTACTATATTAAATTGGAAAGAGTACCAAAACTCCAACATCAAATCCAACAACAGAGCAACAACAGAGCAACAACAGGCCGACACAAACAATAACTATAAGAATGATAAGAATACTAATACTAGCGACCTAAAGGTCGCGGACTATCCAATGAATTTAGAAGATTTTAAAGTATGGTGTAAGAAGTCTCCTAGAAGACAGATTAAACTTATTGGAGAATGGGCAGATACTACTAAACCTAATTTCACCACAAAAAAACAATGGGACGTATTTATTAAAAGGAACTTACGACCAGCTAAAGACCTTGCAGTCTTTACAGACGAGCAAATAGATAGGGCGTATAGTGAGATATTAAAAGGAAAAAGTGATGGCTGGCTTAAAAAGGCTACGTTAGAAACAATTATTAAATTTTTAAACTAATGGCATTTAAACAAGAAGAAAAAGTTAGATACGATAATAAGTATAGTTTGGACAATCCAACTCATAGGCAGATTATACTAGACTTTGAAAAAGAATTTGGAATATTGAATTTTATGGAGATTTTAAAAAGGAAAGGCTATTTTAGAATTAATGCTTTTTATCCGAATGGAATTATTGACGGAACATATTTAGAAGAAGTTGAAGACGTTAGAGAAAAATATACAACATTGGGAAAACTTATTGAACGAAGATTTTATATGAAAAAAAAGGAAGAAACTGATTTGAAAATTAAAGCTGATGAAACTAAAAGACTTCAAGGAAAAAGGGATTGATAGTATTAAGTATCTCATCGGTATCTTGCGTAATTAAAAATAATATGCCATCAGGAATTTATAAAAGGATTAAAAAATGGAAGCATTCTGAAGAAACAAAGAAAAGAATGAGCGAAACCCAAAAGCGTATAGGAAACAAACCTCCGATAAATAAAAAGAAGAACGAAGAAATTTGGAATTGGAAAGGAGATAATGTAAGCTATTGTGCACTTCACGCTTGGATTATTAGAAAGAAAGGAAAAGCAAAGATATGTTTAAAATGTGGTAAAGATGAGAAAGTTTGTTGGGCTAATGTAGACCATAAATATAGCAGAGAGTTAAGCGATTATATTCAACTATGCTATGGTTGTCATAAAAGATATGATATTAAAAATAATCGGAATAAGAAAGACAAAGTATATCGAGGAAATATAAAATTAATTTAATTGGTATATTACGAAAATAATATGAGTGAAAAAAGAGCTATAGATAATTTGCCAGAGAGAAACAATGCTTATTATAAACAAGGTTATCATGATGGATTAATTGAAGGAAGAAACCTAGTTTTGGAATCTTTAAATAAGATTGAACAAAATAAAATTGAAGCGAAAAGATTTATACCAAATGAAGAATTAGGAAGATTTAAATTATAAAATTATATGAAGAAAAAAGAAGTTGAAAAGGCAGATAAAGGCATAAGGCATTGGACTAGGTTCGCAGATAAAAAACCAACAACAATAAGCTTGGAAGGGACAACTCTATCATTGGAAGGAATAAAAAAAATAAATGAAGAAAACAAAAATAATTCTGACCGGAAAGCTTCCTAGCACTTCGCATATTTACAAATATCGTTATACCGGAAAATTCATTATGGGCTATATGAGTGCCAAGGGAAAGGAAGCCAAAGAACGCTTTCAGGGAGAATTTTTAGCCCAATGGGGTTCCAATGTACTAGAGTGCGATTTAAAACTCACTGTGGTCTACTACTGGGGCGACAGGAGGCGTAGAGATATAGATAACTTCTCGAAACTATGGTTAGATGCCGGAACTGACATAATTTGGAAAGATGACAAGCAAGTTAAGGATCTTCATTTAAAGATGAATTATGATAAAAATTTTCCGCGCATTGAGATAGAAATAGAAAAGTTCACAGAGGATCATAATCTAAATATTAGAGAAATATAACTATTATTAATTTAAAATAAAATGTTTAATAAAAGAAAATATCTTGTTGTGTATTTAGTGAATTCAACTTGGGGAAATATTGAGATTACAAGTGGTGCAAAACTAGAATATGATAATTTTGAGAGGACAAAAATAATAATTCAAGAAGCACTCAAACAAGACGAGATTAAGTGTAAGGTAAGTGAAATTATTTTGTTAAATATTATCAAGTTACCAGTTTAATTATAATTTTATGAGAGAAGAAAATAAATTTATACCGGCAGTGAATGGATGGCAACCAGTTGAAAATTATAAAAATATGTGGGGAGAATTACATCCAACGACACAAGAAAAACTAAAAGAATTAAAAAAAGAAGAGCTAGTCGAAATTTGTTTATCTGCTATGAATGCAATGTCTAATATGGATGATGTTGAGATTGCTATTAAAAGAATAAAAAAATATGTCTGACGCAAATATAGATTATAAAATATTAAAAAAGTGCGTTAACGGGGAAGAAAGCTATGGGCAGGTGTGTGTTAAATGTGAGAAATGTGGAAGAAAATTTGGTAAAAAGGGAATTAAAATTAAAAATAGTAATTTAGAGAAGCCATTAAAATAAACCTATGAATAATAAAATAAAAATTATTGACAGAGAAAAACAAACAACAATTCATTTTGGGGGTGGATGTCTATTTTTAAAGTGTTATAAATGTGGAAAAAGAATAGCTGCTGAAGAGGTTAGTTTTCCTGGAACTCCTGAACAACAAAGAGAACCTAGAAAAAAACTTGCAGAAGCGGAGAAAAAACATTTATTAGTATGTTAATAAAACCTATGAATAATAAAATAAAAGAGATAGAGGAAATAATCAGAGAAGAAATCAGAAGAGGACTTAAACTGAAAGAATTAAAAGATTCAGATAATTTGTTACTTGGAGATGGAAAATATATTTATTTATTACCCAAAATAGAGGTCGGGCTATTTATTAAAGGGTTAAAAGAACAAATCCAATCTCTTATAGAAGAAGAAAAAGTATCAATGGGAGTTTCTGCTTGGAAAGAACACGGAAAAAAGAATGGCTACTGGAAGTATTTTATAGAATTAGAAGATTTAAAAAACAAACTTAACAATAAGTAAATGACAAAAAAAGAATTTGAAAAAAGTAAAAAACCATTAGTATTTTTTGTATCTATAGACCCAAAAACAGGGAAAAAAAACTGGGAATATTTAGATGGGTATAGTTGGGATTGGATGAAAAAACTTATAAAAGATGATTTCCCAGAAAGGTTTTGCTTTGGTATTAGAAATAAGCCAGCTTGCGGTTTGATGGCAAAAGAACTATTTGGTATATAGTTAAATAACTTAACAATAAGTAATATGAAAACAAAAGAAGAAACAAGAGATGTGCTTGCTGAAATAGGAAAAAATCCTAGGTATAAATGGTTTTTATTTGTTGAAGGTTGGAAAATGAGATTGAGACGCTGGAAATTGGTAAAATGTAATCACGATTCATCTTTTGGGGCAGTTGGAGCGGAGAAGCATCAATGTATTGACTGTAATGAGATAGTGGAAAATCCTGATGCTGAAGAAGAACGAGAATATATTGAAGGTTTAAAATAAAATGAACAAAACACAAGAAGCATTGAAAAGAATAAATATCCTATTATGCCAAATTGCGGAAAGCATAGAGGAGGGAGAAGTTGAAATGGGATATGTCAGAGACTCAACAGATGAAATAGAAAAAATAATTGATAAAATAAAAAACAAACCTATGAATAATAAAATAAAAGAGATAGAGGAAAAGTCTTGGAAAGAATCAAAATATTGGAAAGATATTTGTGAAGAATCTTCTAAACTTTTCGGTGTATATCCTGATAAAATGGAAAAATTCATCCAATCTCTTATAGAAGAAGAAAGAAAAGAAGCCTACCAAAAAGGTAAAAAGGATGAGGCAAAATCAAGAAACTGGGAAAGAACTGAAAAAGCACTAGGAATATTAAAGTTCATAAAGAAAAAAGCTATAGAAGAAGAAAGGGCGGATATTATAAAATGGGCTGAGGAAAAGGTAGACTTACAAACAAAATCCCATCCAAAAAAGATATGGAATAATTTTATTCACATTGAAGATTTAATCAACAAACTTAACAATAAGTAATGTACTTCTCATTTTCCAGAAAATTTAAAACAAAAAAAGAGTTCCTAAGTTATGTATTTATGTTGGAATATGAAAACTATGGAATGGATGTTTATTGGCGTGAAGTTGAAAAAGATTACTGGGATATAATTGACGGAAGTTTAAAAAACTGATAATATTAATATATAATTAGCTTGAGAACAAAGGCGGACATCTTCTCTCAAGCGGATGTCCTCTTTTGTTAAAAATATATGCCAAAAGGAGTTTATAAGCGTAGGAAAGTGTTGAAGCTTTCCGAAGAACATAAAAAAAAGATAAGTATAGGAATGACAGGAAGAAAGCTTAGTTTGGAGACTAGGTTCAACATAAGTAAGGGAAAACTGAAAATGTTTGATAAGAAATTAGGAAAAGGGAAGAGAAAAACTCCAAAAGACAAATTAATTAAAAGGTCTTTAAGGTATAATTTACTAAAAGATGAAGTGCTTAAAAGGGATAATTATTTGTGTAGGGAGTGTTCATCAGACAAAGATTTAATAGTACATCATATAAAATCTTGGAATAAATATCCAAAACTAAGATATGACATAAATAATATGTTAACCTTATGTCAGAGTTGCCACAGAAAGACAGATAATTATGGGAGAAGGTCAGCTGATAATAGGAGCAAGTATAATAAGAACAATACCTTTGAGAAAGAAATAATAAGACTTAGGGATAAGGGAAAAACATTCATGGAGATTAGAGATATTGTTAATCCTAATCTTAATCGTGATAATATAAAATATATTTATAATGCTGTTACTAAGGATAAAAGTTGTTAATAACTTTTTCTTAAACCTTTAAATAAGCTACAAATGAGCCACTTGATTTTTCTGAAATATATGCTATACTTTTTATGCAGAAAAATAAAGATAAATCTTCGTGCATACCCTTTTGGCTCTTCTCACGAAGTGGAGCCAGAATGGTATGAAAATAAAATGGTTAATGCGTCTAGACATCAGATTGAAAAATATGGGAGGGAAAATGTAGAAAAAGTTTTTAAGAGGGATAAGGTTTGTACAACTTGCGGAAATAATAAAAGATTAGCAATTCATCATATTGATGGAAATGGTATATATAAATATTTAAGAAACGGATTAAAGTGTTCTGAAGCGAAGAAGCTAATTGATAATAATCCTGTTAATCTAAGATTGGTTTGTATAAGTTGCCATACTAAACTACATAAAAACTGGGAGAAAAGAAAAAATAAAGGAGGGAAAGGAACTTCAAAGGCATATAAAAAAGGGAAAATAAGGGCAACAAGAAAGAAAATTGAATATTATCAAGTCTGGAATTACGATAAACTAATGTATGATGTTTTTACTAGAAGGTGTGTTTGAAAAACATTCCTTGCAGTAAAAATAAAGAACGGGCAACATCAGGTTTACCAGACATAATCTTTAGCCTTAAAAGGCTTTCTTGCCCGTTATAAATTATGAAAAGAATTCTTCCAATTAAGAGATTAGTTTTAAGCATAGAATGCTGATTTATTATCAGTGTTTTTTTTATTTACGTTAATTTTTTAAAATAATATAAATTTATGCCTGGAGTTATGCCTAGCCCTGCTCAAAAAGAACCAAATGATGAGGCCCCTGTTGGAGAAGAAGAAGGAAAAATACTATTAAACGAAAATCAAAAGAAGAAAGATCTAGAGGAAAGAATTAAGAACTTTCAAGAAGAATATGGTGAGTTATCTAAAAAGTATAAGATTTCTATTCAAGCGGCAGTTCAGCCAATTATAAAACTTATAAACTTAAAGGAATGATATACTTATCAGCGGCTTTGGTTGGAGTTTTAGTAGGGCTTGCAGTTAGTGTAATTTTTATCTTGTTTTTTATTTTCACGGATAAAATTGTAGAAAAAGTCAAATCAAAAGGTCCAGTAGATAAGGAAATACATAAACATCCTCAAGAAGCACAAATTTTAAAGCCTACCGGAGTTAGAGAGAAAGATGCTAAAAAAGCAATTGAAGAAAATGAATCAAAAGGAAAAGATACTCCAATTGATACTATTTTTAAGAGTTAAAAGGAATTAGAAGAGGATGGAGCATTTATGCAATTATGTAATAGTAGAAGAATATCCGGATGCTGTAGTTGAAGTCTGCAAAGAATGCAGGCACAAGCTTATTACTAGAATAAGAGATGGACATATAGATAATAAGAAATACTTAAAAAATCACAAGAGAGACTTTTTGCAAAAAGGAGAGCAATTGTATTATAAGTATTATGACTAACGAAGAAATATTAAAAAAAGTAATAGAGAAAGCTATCAAGAATGGGTATAAATATTGGAAAGATGATGAAGATTTTGATTATTATGATTTAAAAGCAGTAGTTGAATCAGAGAATCGAAGGAATACTTATTATTGGGAACATATCATCTTCTCTCACGACTTTGCTAAGGCATTTTGGGGAAATAAAGATACAGGATTAATAAAATCTGTTACGGATGGAAGCAAACCTGAAATTATATATGAGTGGCATTTTCATCTTCAAGAAATGGTACTAGAAAAAGAACCAATTTCTTATTTAGAACAATTTTTAAAATAACAATTATGTTTAATAGAAAGAAAATTAAAAGGTTAGAGGAACGAGCAAAGTCCTTAGAAGATACGCTAGGGTTAATTTATACTTTAGAAGATCAAGATGATGGCGATTGGATGAACCATAGAGACTTAGATTGTCCTTATGGATTTAGCCTTGCTAAAATTAAAAAGCTATTGAATGACAAAGAAAGGGAAGTAGAATCTAAAAAGAAATAATAGTTTATTTATTCTCACTATCTTTTCACCTAACTCGTAGAAAGTTGGGTGTGAGTAAATAATATCTTTTCGCTCACTCGTGAAGTGGGACTTTCCTAGCAGTGCCTAATCGTTACTTATTGGAGCCAGTCGTGATTGGGCGAAAGGATAAAATATTATGGGATTTAACATAACATTAAAAAAACACAGAAAGGAGATTAGAAGAGAACTAAAAAGATTGGGGTTAAAATCTAAGAAATGGTGGATGCCAATGTGGTTATATGATTATTTATTTAATTTAGTAATGGAAGATAAGAAATGACAACAATCAAACAAGAAAAAGTAGCAAAGGAAATGATTAAGGTTATAGAAGGTAAGGAAAACAAGAACGCAGGAGAGATATTGGAAAATGTAGGCTACAGTGAGGGAATAGTAAGCAATCCAAAAGTTGTCTTAGAGAGTGTAGGTTACCAAGAAGTTTTAGAAAGATTACTTCCGGATAAAGTTCTAGCAGAAAAACATAGAGAGTTATTGAATTCAACTACAATAGGTCACATAGTGTTTCCGTTATCAATGAGTGATGAAGAAATTACGAAGTTATTGAATTCTGTTAATTGTAAACCTAAGAAATTCAAGCACGGAGAAACTGCAACGCACGTTTGGTTTTGGTCCAGAGATAATAATGCATTGAAGAATGGTTTGGATCTAGCTTACAAAGTTAAAGGAAGTTATGCACCGGAGAAAAAGCAAAGTGTGAATCTTAACTTAAATACAGAGTTAAAGAACTCAGAAGAATCAAGAGAGTTAGTTGACGAATATGAAGGAAAACTGCAGGATATGCTAAAACTACCGAAAAACAAGGCTTGAAATTACGTTCTAAGTGATTTAAATATAGATAGATACATAGATGTTAGAAGATTTATCAATTCACGCGTTCATTAATAAGCACGAAATAAAAAACGAACAAGGATTAAATATAGATTTCCACGACCATTTTTTCTTGTTTGATATTTATAGGGACTTCAGTAAGAAGCTATGCATAATGAAAGCTGCTCAAATTGGAGCAACAATCTGTGAGATTATTAAATCATTATGGGGTGTAAAGAATAAGAGAATTGATGCTGTATATGTTTTACCTACTGATTCAGATGTGAACTCAATGGTTGGTTCTAAAGTCAACAGAATTATTGCTCAGAATCCAATCTTTCAGAAATGGACAAAAGATAAAGATAGCGTAGAGCAAAAGCAAATAGGACAAAACTACATTCACTACAGAGGAAGTTGGAGTCAGAAAGCTGCAATTATGGTGACATCTGACTGGAATATGTACGATGAAGTTGACGCTTGTAAACAAGATGTTGTTGAGCAGTATTCCACCCGGTTACAGCATTCAAAGCATAAGATTGAGCATTACTTTTCTCATCCAAGTGCAGTAGGGACAGGAATCGATAAGTATTGGATTAAGAGCGATCAGAAGCATTGGTTTATTGTCTGTAACGGCTGTAAGGAAGATCAGTATATGGAATGGCCCAAGAGTTTCGATTTAGATAAAGAGATTTATGTCTGCAAGTATTGTGGGAAAGAATTAACGAATGAAGAACGAAGAGTGGGCCGGTGGGTTCAGAAACATAAAGACAGAGAATATTCAGGCTATTGGATTCCATTATTCATAGCTCCTTGGGTTAGCGCTCACGATATAATCACATATTACAAGGAGAAATCAGAAGAGTATTTTTATAATAAAGTATTAGGATTGCCGTATGTAGGTGGAGGAAACAAGCTGACGAAAGCTCATTTGATGCAGAACCTAACTGGTGATTTAATCATAACCCCAGAAGATGATGAAAGAATAGTTATCGGAGTTGATACAGGAAAGAACGCGCATTATGTCGTAGGTTGTACGCAAGGTATCTTCTATTATTCATATTTCGGAAAGGGAAGCCTTCACTCTACAATAGATAAATACGAAGAACTCGAGAGTTTATTGATCAGGTGGCCTAGAGCGATAATGATTATTGACCAAGGTGGAGATTTGACTGGACCGAGAGCTTTAAGAGAGAAATATCCAGGAAGAGTGTTTTTATGCACATTCGGAGTAGATAGAAAGACGAAAGAATTAGCTCGGTGGGGAAAGAATGATGAGGATGGCGCTGTTGTAGCAGATAGAAACAGGTGTATTCAGCTAGTAGTAGATGAGTTTACTGATGGAAGAATCCCAATTCAAGGCAAAGAAGAAGATTGGTATGACTATTATCTTCATTGGAATAACTTAACTAGAATCAAGGAGTTCGACCAAAAGACAATGGAAGTTAAGAGGAAGTTATGGGTTAGGAGTGGTGATGATCATTGGGCGCTAGCAACTACTTACTGGAGGATTGGAATGTCAAGATTTGGTTCAGGAGAGAATAAGATCATAGGAAGCAAGCCAGAAATAGAAGAAGCTCCAGTAGTTTATCCGGGAAGTAAAATGGATTCAAAGTTTGCCTTATCTCAGTTTAAGAAGAAGCAAAAACAAGATTGGAGAAAAGTATGATTAAAGAAGAAATAGAAAAATTAGCAATTATTCAAAGAGATCTAATTGTCCCTGCAGAAGAGAAAAAGGATAATACTGATATTATAATAAAGATTAGAGATGGAATTATAGTTTGGGCAGAGTCAAGTTCAACAGAGAAATGCAGAGTTGACTTCAAGGTGTTGGCAATTCATAAAATTTAAAGTATAGTATAGACACAGTTAGCGTCTGACCGTAAAAGATTTTAATACTGACCGTTATAATCGGAGGTATATCCCTAATTAGGGCATACCTTTTTTTGTGTAAATAATTAACTTTATAAATAGATGGAATTAAATATACGTGGAATAAAATGTTTAATTGATGATGAAGATTATAATAAAATAGCTGGCTATGATTGGAAAACAAGTAAAGGTAAGAACAATAATAGATATGTTTATTTAGGAAGATTTTTAAATAAAATAGACGCAGCGATTGCTTATAACCAAGCTGCAAGAAAATATCATAAAGAATTTGCATTACTCAATAATATATAAAATATGGGCGTACTAGATGGATTTTATTCCTTATTTAAAAAAGTAAATAGACATTCGACTTCTGAAGTGGAGACTCAGGAAGGTGTATTTGACTATCTCGAAGAATTAAAGCTTAATATGTCAGATAAGAAATTACTTGCTTTAAAAGATCAATGGGTAAAGAAGTGGGAAGAATATGCTCCAAAAATTAAGGAGAAACAGAAGGAAAATGAGAAGTATTGGCTTGGAGAGCATTTTGAAGTAGCAAGAATACAGGACAGAGCAATGGTTGACAATGTAATATTTGAATCATTAGAGACATTTCTTCCTATTGCAACAAAGCGCAACCCAGAACCTACAGTCAGAGGAGATAATACCGATGGAAGTGAAGAGCTAGGCAAGAAAGTTCAATCTATGCTTGTCTATCAGGCAGATATTCAGAGGCTCAAACTCAAGATGAAGAAAGTAGCTAGATTCTGGGCTTTGTATTTATTAGGAGTAGCAGAAATTGGTTGGAGTTTGAATGAAAATGATATAAGCACCAAAATAGAAAGACCTCAAAAGTTCATTTTTGATCCAGATGGAACTATTGGAGAGGATATGCAGTACACAGGAAAGTATATTGGAAAATATGTCGGTGATGATGCTTCAGATCTAATAAAGAGATTTCCAGACAAAGAAGCGCTCATCAAAAAGTCAGTTGATAAGAAGATGGGAACGAAGATTGTTTACATCAAGTGGGTTACAGAAGATTATTGGTTTTGGACAATTGATAATAATGTTCTAGGCAAAATTAAGAATCCTCATTGGAATTATCCAGAAAAAGAAAAGGAAACAGATGCTCTTGGAGTAGAAACAGAAAAACTAGTCCCTGGGAAGAATCATTTCAATTATCCAAAAATGCCTTATGTATTTCTTTCAGTATTTAACTTAGGGAAGCATCCATTTGATGATACTTCTCTCATAGGGCAGAATTTAGCGAATCAAGACATCATAAATAAGAGGCAAGCTCAAATAGACAAGAATATTGATGGAATAAATGGAGGATGGATAATCTCTGGAGAACTTTCAGGGCTTACTCAAGAACAATCAGCAACAGCTATTGAGGCGTGTCGTCAAGGAGGAGGATTATGGATAGCACAAGGAAATCCAGCTTCAGCCGTACAAACTGTTCAAGCTCAAGGATTACCCGGTGATATATTTAATCATTTAGTAGATACAAGAGAAGAATTAAGAAACATATTTGGAGTTAGAGGTTCAAGTCCGCAAGGAACAATTAATGAGGATACTGTAGGAGGAAAGCAGATTATCAAGGAACAAGACTCTAGCCGTATTGGAGGAGGAATTTCTGAGTATTTAGAGCAATTTGCAGATACAGTTTATAACTGGTGGGTGCAAATGATGTACGTTTATTATGATGAAAAGCATTTGGCTTCAATTGTAGGAAAGGATAAAGCTGTAGAATTTGTAGAGTTATCTAATGAAGAATTTGGAAGCAAGTTGTCTGTAAGCGTTAAGGAGGGCTCCTTACTTCCGAAGGATGATGTTTCAGAGGCTAATCAGGCTGTTACACTAGCCGATAAAGGCTTCTTGGATCCAGTTACACTCTATGACAAACTCGATTATTCTGACCCACAAGATCAAGCTGAAAGATTGTATATCTGGCAGAATGCTCCTGAATTATTATTCCCTGAAGCAGCTAACGCAGCTATGGTGGCAAATCAAACAAAGAATATAGAAGAATCTGCAACTCAAATGGTTGTGAATGAAGAAGCTCAAGCGGGCTTAGATGCTATTGCGCCTGATGAAGTTAAGAAATAATTTTTAAATATATGTATATGGACTCTATGGATAGTTCAAAGGGTAGCTACGAAGAAAGAGAGAAAGCTATCAAGAACAAAATTAAATCAGTAGGCTCGAAGAGTAAAACTCTTCAGGCTATGTCGAAAGAAGTAAAGAGAATTGATGATCCTGAAATTAAGAAGAATAATAGGTTAGTAGATATGATTGTTAGAGAATCACTTGAAATGTATCAAGAGGGAGATATGAATTTCAAGGAAATGGTTGCTGATATTCATAAAAGTCTAAAAGCGATAGCTTAATTTTTAAATATTTGGACGCTAAATTTTTAGTAGAAATCGTCCAAACTACAAACATATGGCAATCAAAGATGAATTGAACGCGCTTCCATCTGATGGAACTAAGTTAGAAGACATCAAGACGGAAAAAGAGGAGAAAGAAGAAACTCCTGGGGAGTCGTTACCCGAAGACAAGGAAAAAGAAGAGAAAGAAGAAAAAGGAGAGAAAGAGATTGAGGAAACTGAAGAGGAAAAAGTAGCCAGAGAGGCTAAGGAAAAAGAGGATAAAGAGGAGGAAGATAAAGAGATTCCTTTTCATAAACATCCTCGGTTCAAGGCTCTTGTTGATGAGAAGAATCAAGCCAAGGGTGATCTTGAAAAATTTAAGGAAGAGACAGCTACTAAACTTAGCGAATTAGCGGACTCGCAATCCAAAGGAGATGTCAAAATTCCTAGTTGGTTTTCAGATGTTCTCGGAGAGAGTGAAGAAACTTGGAATGGTTTTGTTGGGATGAATAAAAAATTCCAACAAGACGTAAAGAAAGAAATTACAGATCAATTCAAGAAAGAGCAGAAAGAAAAAGAGGACTCTGTAACCAAGGTCAATGAGTGGATTGACGATGAAATTGAAGCCTTAAAAGATGACGGCAAGAAGTTCAGCAAGAATGAACTTATGAAAGTTATGACAGACTATAAGCCGTCTGATGAAAAAGGGAATCTAGATTTTAAAAGAGGCTATGAAATATTAGAACTTCTTAAAAAGAAAGATCCTAAAAAGGCTGAAGCACGCAAGAAGCTTGTTGATGAAGGAGGTACTACTAAAAAGGTAGAACCTGGAGATAAAAAATGGTTCACCCCTAAAGATATGCAAGGAAAAGGATGGGATGGGATGAGCTAAAAACTTAATTAACTAAATAAACTTAACAATGTCAAGAATTACAACGACAACCCAAGATAAGATGTTGCCAAAAGTGTTGGATACAATACTTAATGGTAATGTCTTATTCACCCGAATAATGGGTGGCACAAAAAAGTGGGCGGGTGAGACATTAAAGAAATCTATCAAGGTAGAGAAAAATACCACTGGTGGATTCTTTAGTGGGTATGACCTATTGGACACTAATGCTACTGATAATAGAATTCAGCTATCTTTTGAGCCTAAATTTTATTACAAAACAGTATCAGTTCCAACAACAGAGCTATCGATTAACGCCGTTTCCGAAACAAAGGTGATTGATTTGATGGCTGCTGAAATGGAATCAGCTGCTCAAGATATGGCTGATGACCTAGGAACACTTCTGTATTCAGGATTAGGAACAACTAACACCTATAATGGTATAGGTAACATCATTGATGATGGAACAGATGCAGCTACTTATGGTGGACAAACAAGAGCGGATTATTCAACTCTTGATTCTACTGTAACGGCTTCAGGTGGAACTCTAACGCTAGCAAAGATGGCAACTCTCTATAATGCAATTACTTCGGGAACACAAAAGCCAAGTATTGCTGTTTGTAGTGAGACGATATTTTCTCTATATGAGCAACTGTTACAGCCACAGGAGAGAATTTCAAAGAAGGTAGATATGTATAAGGGAGGACTAAAGGGTGGAACAGGATTCACCGGACTTTCTTACAAAGGAATGGATGTCTTAGCAGATGAGAAATCTACATCTGGAGTTCTTCATTTTATAAATGAGGATTATCTCGATTTCTTTGCTCTACCTGTTTATGGAGAAGATCCATTTAAGTACAAGACAGTAACTGAAGGTAATGACTATGGTCAAACTATGGGTCTTGGATTTACTTGGGACGGATGGAAGAAACCTGTTAATCAGAAAGCTTATGTAACACAGCTAACTCTTGGAGGAAACTTTGTTTCTTGGAATCCTAAGAGGATGGGTAAGCTAACAGGAATCACAGGAGTATAATTAACTAATTTATATTTTGCCCTTCACCGAGCAAGACTCGAGAGGGAGAAATACAAAGAAAATATATGGGACGAAGAGATTTAGGTTCACTTTTGCCTGGTATTAAATACGGGCATAAGGTCTTTCCTAACGAGATCGCAGGAATGATTGGCTTACCATCTATAGGTAATATTTGGTATGTTGATCCAGGTAAAACAAGCGGAGTCAGCGGAGGTGGTACTTCAAGAGAAGATGCTTTCTTAACTGTCGCAGAGGGATTAGCAGCAACAACCGCAGATCAAGATGATGTAGTTCTTATTACACCATCTAGCTCAACTGGTAGAACATCAGAAGCAACATCTATTAATTGGAATAAAAGGAGAACTCATTTGATTGGTTCAACTTCTCCACTTATGTCTAGCCCAAGAGCAGGTATGAGTTTTGGTTCGGGAGCTGTAAGTCCAAGCTTTACAGTTTCAACTAGGAGTTGTATTTTCAAGAACTTCACTATTGCACAATTCAATGATGTTGAAGATAATACATTGGTCGAATTGACAGGAAGTTATAACTACTACGAAGGTATTCATTTTCAAGCATTTGGAAATGCACTCGTAGGGGATGACGCAGCTGCAATAGGAGTTAATCTGAACGGATCTGATGAGAATGTATTCCAGAGTTGCACCTTTGGTTTGGACACTGTTGTAAGAACAGCCGCTAATTCAACACTGACGTTTGCAGGTTCTAAGAACAATTCAAACAACAGCTTCTTTAATTGTAACTTTGTTATGATTGCAGATGCAGACGCACCATTCCATATCAATACCAATATTGGTGGTTCAGCTTTGAACAGATGGGCTATGTTTGATAGTTGTTACTTTAACTGCAATTCAGATGTTACATCTGGAACAGTTCAAACAGATGTATGTTCATTAGATGCAGCAGGAGATACAGGTGGACTACCTATCTTTAAGGATTGCGTTGCAGTTGGACACACAGGCTGGGCTGATGATGTCACAGGAATGAAGATTCTTGGAGCAACTACTAACGATACTGAGCTTACAGATTACTGTAAGGCGGTTAATCCAGCTGCTTAAATAGCTAAGTAACAATTATGGTAAAAGAAAAGAAAGTTGAAGCTAAGGAGCCAACCAACGAGGGAATGTATTATAAAGACTATGATATAAATTGGTTGCGGGATTATCCCGAGCATCCAGAGTTTTATCTAGTAGCAGAATACGACAAGAAAACTAAATAAGATAATTAATTAAAATCTAAAATTATGGCAAAGTTTACACAGGATGCCGCAACATCTCCAGCCAATATTAGGAGTAATTCTTCTGTACAAGAATGTTCTCTTGGCTTGAAAGTGGTTACTCCTGATGGACGAGCATATCGCTATGTTAAAGCTGGTGATACTGCTTTGGTAGTAGGAAAGTTGCAAGATGGACCAGCTAACTCAACGGACAATGCAAATATTGCAGTTGTTCTAGGAGCTATTGGGTCAACCGCAATTACGGTTACTTTGGGAAGCACAGCTGCTACTGCTGATCAGTATGCAGGTGGAGTAGTTGTAATCAATGATGAGACTGGGCAAGGTCAAACCTTCTCAATTAAGTCTCATCCTGCAGCCGATGCATCTGCTGCTCTTGTTCTCACCTTAGATGATGAGGAAACAATAGTAACTGCATTGGACACGACATCGCAGGCAACGCTAATTCCAAATCAGTATGATGGTGTGGTTATTCACGCTGCTTCAGAAGCTGGAATTCCAATTGGTGTAGCAGTTACTGCTATCACAGCTGAATATTATGGATGGGTTCAGACTAGAGGACCGGTATCGTGCTTGCACGATGCTGCTCCTGCTGAAATTGGAGAAGGCGTTGATGCTTCAACGACAACTGATGGTTCAGTTACAGAATCAGTAGCTCCATTAAAGCAAGTTGGAACCTCATTGGTTCAAGGAGTATCAACAGAGTACAATCCGATATTCTTATCAATCGACTAGACTTCTTTAGTCAAAAGTTTTGGGGCTTGAACTTTATCAAGCCTCGCTAGGCGATAATTAAGCGATTCGCCATCGTATAATAAGGGTCAGAATTACCCTATTAAAAAAATGGAAAAGCAACAGGTAGCAATTATGTTCACTAATTGGACAAATGAAGACTTCTCACATAAGTGGGATAGCGTTAATTATACATTTAAAGAAGGAGAATCCACTTATTTACAGGATTATTTAGCATATCACTTTGCTAAACATCTCGCTCAGAGAGAGATAAATAAAAGAAAGCTCTTGATGACCGACAGGAAATTTAAAGAATTTTATGATAAATGTCTTGTAGGAAAAGCTATTGAAGCAGAAACTGATTTGAAGTTAGAAATGAAATTAAAGAAAAAAGAAGAAAAGGCTGAAAAGAAAGAGGAAAAGAAAATTGAAGAGCCAGTACCAAATGAAAAGACAAAGAAAACATTCTGCGAATCGTGCGACAGTAAGGGAGTTAGGCATAAAAAAGAATGCCCTACTTTAAAAAGCAAAAGTAAGCCAGAAGATTCATTTGAAGGAAATTAAAAATGAGGCTATTGCAAAAAAAAGAAGTAATTGAAAAGAGAAGAGCCTCTAGTGACGTTGATCTATTTAAGTCTTATAAAGTTAAAAAGGATCTTACTAAAGAAGTAGAAAGATTGAAAGAATTTAAAGACTCAATAGAACCAAGAAAACGTGAAGAAATAGAGGCTTTTTTTGCATATATGAAAGAAATGCAGAGCAAGAAAGGACAGGTGGTAAAAGAGATTAAAATTTTAGAAGACAAGCGAGATAAAATATTGCTTCCATTAGATGAAAGAAAGATGGAATTAATGGAATTTGAAGAGGAGTTAGATAAAAAGAAAAGAGAAATTATTCTTACAAATAAAGAGCTAGCAAAAGAAAGAATCGAAGTTAAAGAGAAACAGCTTATTATAAATGACAGAATAGAAAAGCTTCAAAGAATTGATAAGGAAATTGCAGGAAAGCAAATTGAAACTAATAATCGATACAAAGCGCTAGAAGAAAGTGAATTAGAATATAACGCTAGATCTTCAAAGCTAGATAAAGGACAAAAAGACTTAAATATGCTTGTAATCGATTTAGATAACAGAGAAGAATCTTTAAAATTAAAATTTGAATCTTTAAAAAGTAAAGAGGATAACATAGTTAAGCAATTAAAATTGATTGAAAGTAGGCAGGCTCAATTGAAGACTGCTTATGAGGAGATTAAAAAACAACAATGACACAAATAACTTCTACTTTGAGGAGAGATGGAAATAGAGTTCCATTGCAAGATGTAAATGGAATTACCTCAATTAAGACATCTACCTATGTTTCTACATCTGGAGCGCAAACGCTTTTCACTGTAACCGGAGATGTAATTCTGCGAGTTTTTGGAATATGCAAAATAGACGTAGAATCGCAAGGATCTTGCAATGTTGAGGTAGGAACTTCTGGGACTACAGACCAATTTATAGCTACTACTGATGCAACAACTCTTGAGGCGAATGACATATGGCACGATAATGCTCCTGATGCGACAGTTGAATTGGATAGCGTTTCGGTTAGCTATATAGTATCAGTTGGACAAGATGTAATATTAACTCCTTCTGCTACATTGGATAGTGGAGAAATTGATTTTTATTGTCAATGGAGGCCTCTATCAGATGACGCTAATGTAGTAGCAGCTTAGAAAAATGACAAATATAGATCAGAATTACGAATATGTTTCTTTGGCTTATGACGGCTCTGATCCTGCTCCATTAAAAGTTGATCCTGTAACTGGAAGACTTTTAGTAGAGGTTCACTTATTGGCAGCAGGTGAAACAACCATTAATTCAGCAGAAATAGATGAAAACAGAGAAGCAACGAGTTTAGCAGTTGGGGCCGATGGAGAGGCTTATCCTCTTCATATAGACAATAGAAATGATTTTTTATTAGTTGAAATAACGACATAAAATATGGCTGAGGAAAATGCAAAAATTGATGATAATCGCAGACGTACCATTCTTGGAGTTACTGATGATTCAAATGCAGAACTTAGAAGATTGCTAGTTGATGCAACAACTGGCAGACTTAAAGTTTCAGCAATTTTTTCTTCTGGCGCAATTGCTTCAATAAATGCCGATACTACTGCGGTTCAGACTTTAACAGTAGGTACTACTGGAACAGACTTTGCAATTGCTGATGATGCTTCTGGAGATCATAAATTTAATCTTCCTACTGCTTCGACTACAAATAGAGGGGCTTTGAGTTCTGCTGATTGGGATACTTTTAATAGTAAGGCAGAAGCAGATCAAACAATGTATATTGGTACAACTGGCGTTGCTATTAATAGAGCTTCTGCAGCATTAACTCTTGCAGGAATTACTCTTACTACGCCTGATATTGGAACTCCAGCTGCAGGAACACTTACAAATTGTACATTCCCTACTCTTAATCAAAATACAACAGGAACAGCGGCTAATCTTTCAGGAACTCCAACATTGCCAGATGGAACATTAGCGGCAACTCAAGCTCCTGATGATAATTCAACCAAATTAGCAACTACTGCTTATGCTGATACTGCAGCTGCTGCTGGCGGTGCTACTGTAGCCTTAGATAGCTTAGCTAATGTAGCAATTAATGAAACTTTAGCATCAGATGCAGATAATACAGATGCACTACGAACTGCTGCCATAGGTTGGTCTGATTTATTTTTAGGTAATGAAAGTGTAATAACTTGGAGCACTGCTCCATCAACAGCAGATGTAACATTAACTCACACTGCTAATTTACTTACATTTGCAGGTGGAACAATTGCATTAGGAACGGCAACTGCAACTGGTGGATTAACTGGAGATGTAACTGGAAATGCAACTGGAAGTTCAGGAAGTTGTACTGGCAATTCTGCAACCGCTACCTTAGCATCAACTATCACTGTTGATGCAACTACATCAGATACAAGTTGTTTTGTAGCTTTATTTGAATCAGCATCTGGTTCACTAGAACCGCAAACAGATGCTGGCTTAACATATAATGCAGATACAAATGAATTAACAGCAACAGCATTTGTAGGTGCATTAACAGGTAACGCTGATACAGTAACTAATGCAACGCTAACAACCGCACTAACTGTAAATACTGGAACCTTAACTCTTACAGCTCACGCAGATAATGATTCTGTGCTTACGATAGGAAAGGGCGCGGTTTCAGTGAGTGGAGCAAATACAGGAGATGAAGTTGAAGCTTCTGGAGCAGAACTAGATACCGGAACAGATCAAACTAAATATGCTTCTGCTAAAGCGATTAAAGATTCGCATAATGTTCCCTCAGTTGTTCCGAGTACTGATGGAAATGTCTTAACCTCTAACGGAACCGATTGGGTTAGTGAAGCGGCTGCTGGTAGTTCAATTCTTACAACTTCTCACTATGCTCCAGAAGGATTTTTAATAAATGGAAAAATAGTTGTTACCGATGCTTCTGGAATTACTGTTGCTATAAAGGGTATGGATGGGAATGATCCTTCCGCTAGTAATATAGTTTATTGCCGAATTGGAGATACTGTTCGTACAATCACGGCTGCTCTTTCAGTCGCTAAAGCTGACGGAACTAATTGGTTTAATTCTGGAGGTGCAGAACTAGCAACTAAAGAAATAGATTATTTTGTTTATCTTGGTTACAACTCAACTGATGGGGTAGTTATCGGATTTTCACGTTATCCTGGCGCTAACAGTTATGATGACTTTTCAGTTACTACCACTAATAAAAAATATTGTGCAATTTCAACAATCACAAATGCTGCTGCAACTGATTATTATAATGTAATTGGGAGATTTGCAGCTACTCTTTCAGCAGGAGCAGGATATACTTGGAGCGTTCCAGCTTTCACGGCTAAGAATCTTATTCAAAGACCGATTTATACGACTCGTTGGTTAGTTTGGGTGGCTACTAAGACTTGGACTGCTGGAACTGACCCTGCGGGAACCCCATCGTTGTATGAAATATATAAAATTGAGAATGATAAGATTACAGTAATGTCTTCAGGAGGTAGTTGGAACGCTGGTGTAACTGTTACTCAATTACGATTATCACTTCCGTTTACTCCAAAGACTTCAAGGACAATTATGACTACTGGAATGATAAACATTCCCAATAATCCTAATTTAAGCCAAGGACAGGTTTCGGGTACAACGGGGTATATTTATTGCACATCTGTATCAGCAACAGCGCATAAATTTACGGCTATTTATAATATTTAACTAAAGCTATGAAACACCTCTAGTTTCCACTACTAATCATTTAACCAATTATCGCCCAAGAAAAAGAACTTCTGGAGAAGTAAGTATTTAATTAAAAAAATTTTATGATGTTAACTTACACAGGAAGGAGAAATTTATTTGGAAGTTTAGCAGCAGACAAATCAGCTGCTAATTTAACTACAGGAGATATTTTAATCAATATCTATGATGGAAAAATTGCTAAAAAGTTTAAGTTTTTCGAAGATACTGCAACAATAACTTCAGTGGCTGATCAGCAATTTTATGACTTGTCGCCAATAGATTATGGAAAATTCGTACAACTTTTCACGACAAGTGGAACAACAAATTATTATCCAGATCTTATTACTACAAGAAAAGAGTGGGATGAAATAAATGCAACAACTTCGTATTCTTCAGATGTACCTCAATACATTTATATTTTTGGTGGACAAATAGGATTTTATCCTACATTTTCTTCGTCTGGCTTAGAAAGCACTCTAGTCTATCATAAAAAGAACAAGTCTTTGAGTGTAGCTGATTATATTACTGGAACAATTACGACCTTAACAAATGGAAGTAAGGCGGTTGTAGGAAGTGGAACAACTTGGACTGCTGGAATGGTTGGAAGATATTTTCAAGTTCCAGAAGGTCAAGGCGGAGATGGATATTGGTATAAGATTTCAGCTTTTACAGATACAACTCACATTACACTTGATAAGGAGTATGAAGGCACTTCAATAGCTGCAGGATCAGCAACTTACACAATTGGACAAGTATCTTTGATTCCAGAAGAATATCAGGCATTGCCAGTATTTGAAGCACTAGAAGTCTTTTTTACATCAATGAAGCCTGATGCTACCAAAAGAACTATGTACAAAACATTAGCAACAGATCTCAGGAATGGCTTGATGGCTGATTATGGTTCAGCTTCTATAAGTCCAGTAGTATCTGAAGTAGATCTTCCAGCAGAAAACGTAAATAATTACATACAACCAAGTGCTTAATAAGATAACTATAAATTCAATACTCGGAGGACAAAGTGCAACAGAGCATTTTGGAGCTAAAGACTCCTATCTTTCTTCGATTGCTATAGATCCAGATATGCCTATAGGAACAGCAAAAAAGGCTTCAGGATGTATTGTTCCTGTTGTTTATCAAGAATTTAGTGGCGCGCATATTACTGGTTATCCAAAATGGATTGTAAATAATATTAAAAACACCCTAACTTATGTCTATAATTCAGATGGCAAAGTAGTTAGCTATAATAGTTCTTTGGCAAGTGAAACTTTAATAGGAACTCCTACATCAGGAGCAGGAAATGGATCAGCTTACTATAATAACTATGTTTATTTTGCTACTACAACTGATGTTTCTCGTTATGGGCCGTTGGATGGAACGCCTGCTTTAGTTAATAATGTATGGACAGGAGCAACTTTGGGAAGTCTTGGAGGGCTTATAAATACAACTTATCCAACTATTCAGGGAGTTCAAATTCCAAATCATCCAATGCATTATCACGGAGATCTTTCAACTTATTTTGGAGATGTAGTAAATGGAGCCGGAGTTTTGCATAGAATTAAAACTACAAAAACAACAGCAGAAGGTGATACAAATGATGGTTCAGCATACAATGTATTGGATCTTCCTAAAGGATGGTTTCCGACTGATATTGATTCTTGGGGATTAGATGTTGCAATTTTAGCTATTCAAACCTCATCTAGCTCCATAGATCAAGGAAAATCAGCTATGTTTATTTGGGATCCAACTAATGTAAATACATTCTACAGAGGACCAATTTTTCTTCCAGATCCACTAGCAACTTCTCTTATGAATGTAAATGGCAGGCTCTATATTTGGTCAGGAAACTCAGTAGCAGGATGCAGACTTTCAGAATACATAGGAGGAGATTCAATTTCAGAAATTGCTTTTATTGAGGATGGACAGCCTCCAATGGCAGGAGCTTGTGATTCTATGGGAGGAAGATTAGTTTGGGGACAAACAATTACAACTCCTGAAGCAGCAGTTGTGGCGATGGCTTATGGAAGTAAAAACTCGAAATTACAAAAAACTTTACACTGCATAGCTAGAACAACAAGTACAGGCGCGAATGGAATTTGCACAGCTTTAAAAGCAGTTCAGCAAGGAAGCTCAACTCAGCAACTAGTTTTAGGAAGTGGTGATGACACTGCAAAGCAACTTGATAAATATAGTACAACCGTAACATACGATGCTATTTGGAGATCTGATATGATAAATATTGGTTCAAAATTTATTATTAACAGAATACGAATACCACTAGGAGCATCTTTAGCAGCTAATATGAGTCTTGTAGTAAAGATTAAATATGATGATTCTGGATCAAGCAAAACTCTTACTACAATAAATAATACTAATTATACGGCAGGAGCTAGAAGAATAATTTTCAATCAAGAAGAGATTTTGGATGAATCAATAGAGCCTCAAAACAACTTTTTCCTAGAATTAAGTTGGGCAGGTACAGTTAAATTGCCAGTGATTTTTCCAATAGAAATAATAATTGACGTTCAAGAAGACGAAAACAATGCCTGAAATTAAAGAATTCAAACAAACAACTTCTCCTGAAGTTAAAGAAAAATATCTTACTGAAGAGGAAGTGAGAGCTGTTGTCAATGAGTTTATGACAAACCTTTCGGGCAATGTTAGGTTGCTGTCAGGACAAATTACAAATCTTGCTAATTCTCTTACAATCACTCCTACTGGAACAACTATTTCAGAACTAGAAACTGGTACACTTCCATCTATTCTTGGGTGGAGTTCAACCCTGACTTTTTCTTCAACCGATCTTAATACTGTTTCTTGGTCAACTGGAGATATTATTCTTTCAGATGGAACAACCTATTCTATGGCTTCTGGAAATACTGGAAATATGTCAGCCATAACTTATATTTATCTTTATACAGGTGCTTCTTCAACAGTCTTACAAACAACAACAACAGCATCTACTTCTGTTGGAAGCAATAAGATTTTAGTATGTGTAGCTCAAAATTCTACTGATGAAGCTATTTTTCAAGCATTTGGAGGAAAGGGAGGATTGCTTTTGACTACTGATAATTTAGCAGCTAATACAGTAACTGCTAATGAAGTTAATATAAATACTCTATCGGCTATTTCTGCAGATTTGGGAACAATTACTGCTGGAACCGTAACAGGAGCTTTAATTCAAACAGCAACATCTGGTTATCGATCATTGGTAACTTCTTCTGCTGGTTTCCAGCTCTATAATGGAGGTACTTATTACGGTAAAATGTCCAGTTCTGCTAGTGGAAATGTGATTTTAGATTCAACAAGTAATATTCATTTTAGAAACCAAACTGTAGAATTAGCACAATTTTCATCTGATGGATTGTTACTACCAGCAGATAAATCAGTTATATTCTCAGGAGAGGGGAAAGTTAGAGCCACTGGAGGATATTGCAAAATAGAAGGTTCAAGTGGTGGAAACTGGGATTTGAGAGTGAAAGGGAATGTTTACCCAAACAGTGATAATGCACATACTTGCGGAGCTAGTGATAAAAGATGGAGTGGTGGATGGTTTGAAGATATAAATGTCGATGACTTAACTGTAAATACTGGATGCTCAGGATGCGGATTCAATGAGTTAAATTTGATGGATGGCAGACAGAAAGATTTATTTTTAAAAAAGAAAAAAGAAGTGAAAAAAATAAATCCGACTGGATTTGAATTAGGTGATGTACTTGTTTGGAAAATAGGCAGACTTATGAAAATCAGCAAGGATATGTGCAAGTGTGTAATGGCTGTGGCGAATAAGGATGGGTTGCCAACCGTTCTCGGCGCTGAACCTATCAAGGTTGTCGGATTTGTGGCTCAGGGAAACTTTCTAGTTACATCATTAGAGAAAGGATATGCGCGCGCGGAGAGAAATCCAAAAATAGGAACAGTAATAGCACAAGCGTTACAAGCCAATAAAGGTGGCAAGGGATTAATTAAAGCAATGATAAGAAAATTTTAAATAAATAAACTAAAATAATATGGCAAATAAAAGAGGTGGATTAAGCAAGAGAGAATTCTGGGCTAAGGAAACTGGAAAATCAAAATATGATTATCCAGGAAGTTCATCTAAAAAATCTTCTAGTTCTTCAAAGAAAAAGAAATCTTCAAGCGTTAGCACTAAAAATCTTGAAAAACTTCAAGAAAAATATCTAAAGTTTTTAAAGCCTACTACAGAAGAAACTGGAACTCAGACACAACTTAGTAATCTCATAACTTCTAAAGAATTAGGAATAGCTAAGTCTGAGCAAGAGCCAATGGCTCAAAGATTTATTACAGGACAATCAGCAGCACTAGAAAAGTCAGCTGCTCTTAAATCTATGCCTTTGCAAACTAAATTAGCTAGCCTTCAAGCTAGTAGATCGGCAGCAGCAGATGTTTTGAAAGCCAGCTTAGGATTTGAGTCGGAAAGCATTGGAAGAAAGCTTGGCATAGAAGAACAAGATCGAGCAAGAGCTTTTCAAGCATCTCAATCAGCAGAACAGTCAAGGCAATTTGAAGCTACTTTAGCTAAGCAAGGATCAGGCTCTACTGGAACTTGGTCAAATGTAAATGTAGGTGGAAAAGTCTATAAGATGAATTCAAAAACAGGAGAAATGGTTGATGCAGGAGTTCAAGAAGAAGGAAATATTGAAGCTATCGTTAGGCAATTAAAGAATCTTGGATGGAGTGATGACGAGATTAAAGAATATATAGAACTAAATAGTAAATAGGATGGCATTTTTTGATCAACTTAATGCATTAAAGAATAGAGTTGGAGGCGGCATATCCTCCTCTTTTCAACGTGCTGAAAAAGATGATTCTTGGATGGGACGAGCTCTAAGATTTGCTAAAAGCAATGCTACGCCTCTTGATTTTGTTTCAGGACAATTAAAGAAAACAGATTATTTTAAGCCAACTGATACCCTAAGAACTCGAGATATTGTAAGAGAATTACCAGCCGGACTTAATGTTGGAGCAAAAGAAACTGCAAAGGCAATTCCAGAATATGCAACTAGATTTGGAATATCTGCTGCTGAAGTTCCCGGAACTCTAAGAACAGGGAAAGCTACAGGAAAATATTATAAAACTCCTTTCGGCAAATTAGGATCTTTTCAGACTGAAGCTTAAGCGCGAACAGAAAGAGGAGATCCTTTATGGAAAGCCATTGGTAATCCAGCTTTAGATACTATCTTGGCAGCTGGTGGTGTTGGATTAGTAGCTAAATTATTTACCGGAGCTTTAAAGGGAAGCGGAATTAAGGCGCTTCAAAATTTATCTCACGACTTAACTACTCCGATTAAAGGAAAGTTAGATATTAAGTCTGTTAAATTTAATTTAGATGGCTGGAAGAGTATTGATGAGATAGAAGAATCTGTTATAGCTGCCAATAAAAAAGCAGGCAATCGCCCTATGTTTTATGAAGATGTTAGAAAGGAAGCTAGGAGATTAGCAGAAGCATCTGAAGTAAAAGTTTTCAAAAAAGAAGTTCCTAAGTATGGTTTTAAATATAAAAGTGGACTTCTAAAGGGCTTAAATAAGCCCGGTCTTTCAGTAGAGGATGTGTCAAAAGGCAAGAAGGCTATTCCTAAAAAAGAACCAAAGGGTTCTGCTGGTAAAATATTCGGAAAACAAGAGTATGCAAAAGAGTTAGCAAGAAAAAAAGGGGTTATAGTAGAAAAAAATGATCCAGCAATAAATAGATTTGAGTTTAATAATTCCAACGAAAAAACTGAAACATTGAGAGCATTGGATGCTTATAATGGATATGTTAGAAAAGACTTTCCAGTAGGAGAGATATTTAATAAAATAGAAAACTCATACGGAAAAAATTTCAGAGACAACATTGAAGATATTATAAAATTAAAGCTCTCTCAACCTAAAAAAGTCCCTAAAAAAGGACTCCTACAAGTAGCAAGAGAAGAAAAGATTATTCGTGATAAACTTCAAAAAAGCACTCCTCGTCCGTTTGCTGGCAAAAAGACGGGTCCTCTTTTACAAGATATAAAGCCCAAACCAAAAGAGGGGTTATTACAAGCACAAAAAATAGATAAATCAAAAAGTCTTTCATATACTGACAACGTAGCACAAACAGAGAAAAAGTCAATACAAATAGCAGATAAGGTTCTTACTTCTCCAGCAGAAACAACTCCTGCAAAAACAGGAGTATTCAATCGCGCCATAGGAGCATACAGGCGAAGTTGGACTAAAATTCGAGAAGCTGTTCAAGATGATTGGATTAGGGTGAAAAATCTTCAAAGAGATAAGAATGTAAATATAGATAAAAAAGCCCTTAATCCTTACGAGGCTGAGACTTTATTTCACGGGAGAGTAGCAACAAGAATAACTGAAGCAGATGATGTTGTTAAGAATATAGACAAAGATCTTCTAAAAACTTCTAAAGATTTGAAGATACCAGACAAAGAATTCAAGTCTGATATTTATAATTATCTTATTGCAAAGCACGCCCCTGAAAGAAATCTTGCACTTGGAGAAAAGGCTGCCGGTATAACTACTAGAGAAGCTAGTGAGCTTTTAGCTAAGATAAAATCCAAGCCTCATTTTAAAGAAATAGAAAGAGTTTCAAAAGATATAAAGACAATGAATGATAAAGTTTTGGATATTCTTCACGATTCACAAGTAATAGATGATGGACTTTACAATACATTAAGAAATAAATACAAAGAGCATATTCCACTTAATAGAATAATGGATGAAACAGAAGATATTGGAGGAATTCTTTCAAGCAAGGGCTTTTCAGTCAAAGGGACAGGAATAAAAAGAGCAAAGGGAAGTGAAAGAGAAATAGATGATGTCTTTAAAAATGTTGTTTCTAATTACAAGCAAGCCATTATTAGGGCAGAAAAAAATAGAGTTGATTTAGCAACTCTTAATTTTGCACGAAAGAATAGAAACTTAGGAATATTTGAAGAAATAAAACCAAAAGCAATAGGAGAAACTTTTGATGGAAAGCCAATATTACAGGAAGTTAAAGATCCTCTCGTTTTGACTATTAGAGAAAATGGCAAGCCTGTTTATTTGAAAATAAAAGATGAAGGTCTAGCAAGGGCATATCAAGGATTAGGCAGAGATAAGATGCCAGCACTATTTAAGTTTGTAGGTTCATTTACTAGATTTTATTCCGGACTAGCAACTCGCTTTAATCCGGAGTTTGCTTTTTCTAATAAAGTAAGAGATATTCAAGAAATGGCTGTCTATATGGCTTCTGAAAAAGGAATAGGCTTTACTGGTGCTGCTAAAACAACACTTAGGGATTCTGTTAGTATGAAAAATGTCTTTGATTTTATTAGAGGAAAGAATACTCCCGGAGCAAAACTTTATAGGCAAATGCAAATGGATGGAGGAACTACTGGTGGAATGGCTTTATCAACTAAGAAACAAGTAGAACTAGATTTGGAAAGTATATCAAAAATAAACAGAAGCAATCCAAAAAAAGCAGCTAAGTATGCGATTGAAAAAATTGATCAATGGAATACTGTCTTTGAAGATTCAACTCGTTTGTCTGTCTATAAGACTGCCCTAGACAGAGGAATGAGCAGAAATGAATCAGCTCTTTTGGCAAAAAATGCTACATTGAATTTCAATAAAAAAGGGACTGGAGGAGCTATAATAAATTCTTTATATATGTTTTCCAATGCTTCAATACAAGGATCAGCAAAATTACTTAAAGCAATGAAGAATCCAAAAGTAGCTGCAGCTACTACTAGTGCTGTTGGAACTGCTGTATTTACAGTGAATAAATGGAATGATAGCGTTGATGAAAATTGGAGGGATAAAGTTTCAAAGTGGGATAGAAATAGCAATCTAGCAGTAATGTACCCAACAAAAGAAGGTGTTAAATATTTTACGATTCCAGTTTCTTGGGGAATAAAGCCAATCAAAGTAGCAGCTGACTATGCCTATGACGCAACTGCTGGCAAGTTAAAAGGTGGAGTTGCAGAAGCTACAAAAGGAATAATGGGAGCTGCTTTTGATGCCTATAATCCAACTGGCGGAACTGATATAACAGGGGCTATAACTCCTACCATTTTAGATGTTCCAACTGAAATTTCAAGAAATAAGAAATGGAGTGGATCACAATTAAAGCCAGAAGAACAAAAGGGTGTCAAAGAGAGTCAAAGATTTTTCCAAAGCAAAGAAGGCGCGCCGTCAGACAAATCAGTAACATTCGATGTATTTAGGAAAGCAACTGAAAAATTTTCAAAAGTTGGAATTGAAATTAGTCCTGCTGATATTAAATATGCTTATGATCAGTATATAGGTGGAGCCGGAAGAAGTGTTGTAGGTACAGTTGAAACTATGAAATCTGCTATTAACAAAGAAGTGCCACAAGCAAGGCAGACTCCATTCATTAGAAGATTCTACAAATCAAAAACTGAAGAAGAAGTCGAAAAGTCGAGTTACTATAATGAGAAAAATGCATTTTTTGAAGAAATGAAAAAGCTTCCTGAAGGAGAAGAGAAGCTACAGAAAATACAGGATTATGTTATGACATTCCCAAGCGAAAGAAGATCAGGATTATTGTATGGCTTAATGCAAGAAGGACTTTCTACTAAGGGAGTATCTTCTTCTTTGAATGTAGTTAAGGCTCGCGAGATAGTCCAATTGCCTTCCAATGAAAGGCTAAAAAGATTAAGAGAAGAAAGAAGGAGAGATCCTAAATTTATAGCTGCATATAAGAAAGCCCTAAAAGAGAAAGATTTTACTCGAGATGAATTAGACTTGAAGAATAGTTCGACAAGTAAAAGAGCAGAACATATTAAGGCTGAAATGGAAGGAATGAGTGATAATGAAAAGTCAAAATATAGGCTAGATTTAATCAAAAAAGGAATACTAACTAAGGAAGTTTTAAGAAAATTGAAGCAATTAATTCTAAATAAATAGGGATGCAAAAAGGATTTGGCGAATAATCTAATTAATATAATATGCCTGAAAAAACATTAGAAGAAAGAATTGTGATTTTAGAAGATAGCGACAGCAAAATGGCTCAACAAGTAGATGAGATGTACAAAGTCTTTACTAGATCAGGATGGGCTACTAAGAAAGTTATAAGTATATTTGCAGCTATTGGAATAATAACTGGAGCAGTTATTGGAGTGATAGAATTATTGAAGAGATTGGGTAAATAAATAGTACCTTAAAAAGTTAGGAGGAGTTATGCTTATCTGTTTCCATTGTGGAATAGTCATTGGCTGTCGTAATAAGTTCTGCCACGAATGTGAGGATAAGTGTGATAAAGAGGGACAAATTCTCGCAGGAGACTTCGGTGGGACTTGTAAAAAATGCCACAAAGAAATTTTAGAGGACATTAGAGAGGGGGTGACTATGGAAAACAAGTGCCACACCTGTAAGTTTGATTCAGGGAACGATTACTGCCCAAAGGCAGAAATGAAAAAGTCTCGTATGATTGTTCCATTCTGTGCAGCTTATAGAGAGAAAAAGAAAGTTGAAAAGAAAGTTGATTTTGAAGAAGGGACTACTTACACTGATAGATTTTATAACTCAGCAATTCTCAAAGTGTAGGAGGTGAAAAAATGAAATCATCAGTTACGTCAAGATGTCTGACCATTACGAATTACAAATCAACCTCGTTAAATCTGTGCTTACTAACTCTAGGAGCAAAGAGGAGTGAGGTTTATGCCTCTCTCAATAACTTCTCTAAGATTAGAGGCAAAGGGAATGTAACTCTTAAAGACCGATACAGCGATGAGGAACTTTTAGACTGGGCTGGAAAGCTGAAGCGAACCTCTTTATCAATATTTCATCCTGACAGAATCCGCCAGCAAAACGATTTCCAAAGAGCCAGCGTATTTATTCAGATGTACCGAATCTCACAAGCAGAGCATCAGTCTAAGGAGATAACTCTCGCTTACTATCGTCTGAAAAGAATACTTGAAAACAGGGGTAGAATCTTTATCCCAGGGAGGAGAAAATGAAAGGATTAATAATACTTTTAATCTGTTATGGAATTGCAAGAAGCCTAGCGTGGTTATTATTCCCTCCATTCACTGATTTAAAAAGAAAGATACTTCGCTTTATTCTTAGAGCTTAGGAGGTGCGTATGGAATGTCCGGATTGCCCATTTCTTGAAGACGACTTCAAGCACTGCAAGAGCTGTACGGCAGAACCAAAGGAGGTACATCATGCGATGTTTATTCTGCAAATTCTGTACCTCGGCGAAAGAGTTTTATACTTGTGGGTTTTACCTGACGGAAATATTTAATCCAAGAAGGGCTGGGTGCAGAAATGGGATACTCAAGGAAGCAAAGAAAGAGAAATCGGAGATCGAAGAAGAATGTGAGACTAAGCAGAAGCGACAACGCTTTGTGTTGGGCTATCGCTCGTATCATAACGAAGATTCCTTCAAGCTATGATGATACTAAAAAGTTCTGTCCATATTGTTCTCAATATTATTGTTGTAGCAAGAATTTTTGTAGGAATTGCCATTATGTAAAGTTCTTTGATTGTTGTCTCAAAAAGGCAGTGAGCATCAAAGTATGCTCTGTCTGTGGGGGATAGTTGAAATTGATGTAGCTTTCAACTATCCCTTATCCAAATAATTATAAAATTATGTTAAAAGAGAAGAAATGCTCAACATGTAAAAAAGTAAAGAAATATACTGAATTCTATAAAGATAACAGTAAAAAAAGTGGTCTTCTTACCAGATGTAAAATTTGTGCCAAGATTTATGTTAGAGAACATTATACTACAGAAAAAGGCAGACGAATATATCAGAAAAATAAAGAAAAGATTCTATATAGAAGGTTGCAAAAACTTATTAAGGTAAAAAAAGATATTATAAAAATACTTGGTGGAAAATGCAAAAAATGTGGAGTTTCAGATTATAGGGTTTTGGAATTTAATCACATAGATGGAAGTAAGAAAGGGAAGGTTAATGGAGCGTGCAGTAGAATTAAAGATTGGAATAATAATATAAAAATTGGAAATTTAGAGTTACTATGTGCTAATTGCCATAGATTATATACCTGGGAACAAAGAGGCTGGTATAATGATTTTTAGCTCCTTACTTTCCCACTCTTTTCCTGTCTAGTCGGTTTTCCCCAAAACTTCACTAGATAGGAATGGGGGAAAGTCCTTTAAAAGCTGATGTCTAGTTTAGTCAAGTAAAGTTATGTCATCACAACAAGATGTAGGAGTAGAAAAAATAATGTCGTGGGATAGATGCGAGTTAGTAGGAGCAGACGATGTGAGTTTCCTAGAGGGAAGAGTAAAAACTTTCATTGAGTCATTAGGATTAAATGAAAAACAAGAGAAAGCATCAAAGGATATTTCAAGGGATATTTTATGGGATTGGTTTAATTTTATAACTGACCATAAATTAGATTATCTTATTGATAAGAAGAAATGGTATAAGGAAAATAGGACATTATGAGTAAATTAATTGTTTTAGGATTAATGATTTTAGGTGCTATGTGTGTTATTTTAGGTCAATGGTTAGGTAAAAAAATTAATTAAACTTACTCGACATCAGCTTTTAGGGGATTAATAATTTGACAGTTTACTAATAGTACTATAAAGTTGAAATATAACCATTATTAGTAAACAAATGAAGAAGTGTAAACATTGCGGAAAAGAAACAGAAAACTGGAGAAAAATAAAAGTTAGGGGAAAAATTTATTTTGCTGGTAGATGTCGAAAATGTGAGGCTAAAAATACTAAAAAATGGATTAAAGATAACCCAGAGAAATTTAAAAAAATACAGTTAAAATATCGGAGAAAGACCCAGCAGCCTAGTAAGAAAGGTATATGCAGAGGAGAAGAAAAATATTATCAGGCTTTCAAAAGAAAATATGGGATATCATATATAACATCTAGAAAATTTGGTGTTAAAAAAGTAAATAAAATTTTTAGTAAGTTTAGATATAAATGTGCAATATGTAATTCTAAAAAAGGGCTATGTATTCACCACAGAGACGAAGTAGGTTTCGGAAATTGCAAAAAGCTAAATAAACCAGTCAATAATAATCTAGATAATTTATTGCTGGTATGTAGAAAATGCCATATGATTATTCACGATAATCTTGGCACTACAAAAAAATAATTTTTTAAAAAATTACTTTATTAGTAAATTAAGTTTCGTACTTATAACGATTTTATTAGCCTTACTATTATTTTTAGCGACCTATGATATTGCAACAGGAGATTACTTTAGGGAAAGAAAATCAATTATCCAAAAAAGAACAGACTCTTTTAACAATCAATAAAATATATGGCAAATAGATATTATTCACAAAAAGAATTTAAACAAAAGCTGGGAACTTGACGGATACAATAATA